AATTCAACAGAGAAAGGCTTCGACTTCTCTAAAATGCAAAAGAAAGCAGAAACAATAGCAACAAAAAATATCAAGAAGTCTATACGTGATTTCAAAAATACAAATGTGAAAAATAAAACTAATGGTAAGAGCGGACAGAGTCAATCGGACTTCGACTTATCAAAGGCAAGTTTAGGCTTCAAATATTAAACACACTATTTCGAATAAATTAAAATCAATTATTAACAAAAAGTATTAAAAAATGGCACAATTACCTTTTCAGACAATAAAACATTACGAAGGTATGGCAGGCGGAAACTTTACAGATTCCGACCACTTAGCCGCTGCTTATGACACTGACAAGCCTCAAGTGCTTGAGCAAACGTTAGCACAAATTTACAGCTCGACTGACAGGTTTAATGGTAAACCTTTACTTGGTATGACTGTAGCCAAAGGTAAAACTTTGGAATTAGAAACAGACATCTATCGATGGTACCTTGAAGGTTCTGAAGATAAATGTTTACGCTCTGTCGAGAATCTCGAAAGGGCAGCAGGTAATACAACACCTGGTATTAACAAAACAACTTTCAAGATTAAATTGGATGAGGATTGGTTTTCTCGACCGGATGTAATTTTTGGAGAAGACAATGATTATGCTATTCAAGTATTAGAAGGTCCATTCCAAGAAGGCACTGGTTATGTTTACCTATGTCAATTAGAAACAGATGACTATTCTAAATTCATTCCATTGGAATTGTTAGATGCTGGTAAAGAATTCAGTAAAGTTTGGACAACTGTTCAATCTGAGATGAACACTGATTATGGTACACAATCTTACAGAGGTGTATTCCAATTGGAATCTCAAATTGGTGGTTTCGCTCAGAAGTTGACTGTGACTGATAAAGCATTCAGACGTGATGGTCGCTTTGGTATTCCATTTACCTATAAAGGTAAGAAAGTAGAGAAATTCATTCCTATGGCTCAGGCTAAGATGGATAATGAGTTCTACATGTCAATGGAAGCTCAATGGTGGTATGGTGAAAAATTCACTGGTAATGGTCCAGATGGATATATTAAACGCCAAGCACCAGGTCTACGTCAGTTGTTGAAAGATGGTTGGGTAGAATATTACAATGGTCCGTTGACCGAGCAAATGTTAAAAGAGTACTTAATGGATATCTTCTTCTCTCGTGAGGATGAGAATAACAGGAAAGTAACTTTGATGACAGGTACTATGGGGTCAATTATGTTCCATGATTTGTTAGCATCTTCTGCAAGTTCATTCTTGACAGTTGATAGCCACTATATCACTGGTTCTGATCCTAGACACTTATCATACGGTGCTCAGTTCACACATTATATTGGACCAGAAGGTTTGGATGTAACAGTAGTTAAGAATCCATTATACGATTCTCGTAAGTACTGTAAAAAAATGCACCCAATCCACACTGATAAACCAATTGATTCTTGGAGAATGACAGTATTAGACTTTGGTAGCAAAGATGGTCAAGATAACATCAAAGTTATTAAAGAGAAAGATACTTTCACTTATGGATATCATTCAGGTATTATTGGAAAAGATGGCAAACCAGTTCAAGGTGGCGGAGTTGCTACAATGGATAGAAGTGTTACCTACTTCATATCAGGTACAGGTTCAATCCATATGACAGACCCTACTCGTGGTGGTGAGCTTATTTTAGATTTTGATTATTAATAAAAGTTAAAAAACAGGCATGACGAATATTGAATCAACAAAAGTAATTATTAAAACGATACCCCGTGAAACCGCTTCTAAAGTCTCTGAGTTTAGAAACGGTGTAAATGGGAAAAAGTTAAATCGAACTAAGCTAGGAAGATGTAAGGATACTATTAGAGCATTCTACTCTTCAAGAACAGGTGCTTTAATAACAGGTCTTGATAAGGTTGTTAACAATCTTTATTACAAGACAACTAAAGATCTTCCTAAAGAGTTCGAGTATTTGAAAGCACAGGAAACTGCAACACTTCAAGAACTATTAGAAGTTAAACATGGTAAACCAAAGAACTTCTATACAAATAGAGCTTGGAATCCAAGAGATGGTTATAAACCTGAAAATCTAACATTTTTTCAGCAATTTAAATATTCTCTAAATGATGGTGCAACAATATTGGATTTATCTAATCCATTGGAAGAGATAGCTTATTATATGTTAAAGGCTAGTCCAAAGGTAGCAGAATCTAATAGACCAGAAGATAGACACAAAAAACCACGAGCAGATTTCTATATTGCTGACAAGAATGAATCTATTCAAGAGAAGTTCACTAAGAAAAAATTATATGGTGAAGCTAATACTAAATTGAATGATCCTAAATTTACTCCTTCTTATCAAAGAAAAGTATGTAAGGTATTACAATTAGTTAAAGGAGATGTAACAACAATTCCAGATGAGCAAATCTATTTAATCTTAGATACTTTCATCGAAGATGGATTAAAAGCTAAAGAAGATAACTTAACCAAATTCTTGGAAGTTTATTCTTTAACACAATCAGCTGAGGGTAGAAACGAACTTGAAGCTACAGTTCTATTAGAAGATTTAGTTAACTATAGAATTGTTACAGACTCAAGAGGTACTTATACCTGGATCTCTAAACAGATTATCATAGGTCAAAGAAAGATAGAAGCAGTAGACTTCTTACTTGATCCTAAAAAACAACCTGAGAGAGATGAGCTAGAAAGACAATTAAAAGCAAAATTAGTTAGATAAAAATGACAATCAACGAGATGCACTACGACTTTAAAGTTAAAATAGACAAGGTTGATTCCATGTCTAAGAAGAACTTTTTGCCTAATGAGATTGATTGGATAATTAATGAAGCTATACAAATCTTTGTTAAACAGAGATATGGACAAAATAATTTAAAAAGAGCAGGATTTGAATCTATTCAAAAAAGAACAGATGATTTAAGAACTCTACAAATAAAGTCGCCTACAGCTTTACAGCCTGGTGTGGTGCCTGTTCAACACCAGGGCGATGTTTATGAGTTCAAAATTTCAGATTTTAAATTTCCATATTGGTTTTTAACAAGATTAACCGCAAAAGCAAAAAAAGACAGTTGTACAAAAACTATAAATGTTAGACAAATACAACATGATGATTTATCTACTGCATTAGATGATGAGTTCTTTAAACCAGATTTCATATGGAGTGAAGCATTAGCTGTCGAAGCTAGAACTGATGAAACACAAGATAAAAAGGGTAGTATATATATTTATACAAACAATTTTGAAATTATTGAAATTTACCCTGAATATTTGAAAGAACCAAACAGAGTATGGATAGGTACATATAACACAAAGGATGGTAAAAATGTAATTGGAGATCCTAAAGTAGAATGTGATTTACCTGAACATACTCACAATGAGATTATTGATATAGCTGTTCTTGAATGTTCAAGAATAATAGAAAATGCTCAATTTTATGAATTAAGACAGCAAAAAATAAAAGAAAACGAATAATTAATTAAATTAAACAAAAATGAATCGTACAAGAGACAACAAACGTCCTATTGAACAAATCTTTGTTGCTAAAGCTGGGGCAACAACTGCTCATGCTGGTGGACAACCTTTAACTAATGCTACCACAGGTTTGGTGAATTTAGTAGATGGGCAAATTAAAGTTTTAAGCTATGGTGGTTATGGTACAACTGCATCTAATCAAACAATTGCAGCTGGTCAAACAGTAACCAATTCTCCTGATATTTTTATTGTGCAAGGAAATCCATCAGCTTCAAATCCCGCAAATGTTCTCCCATACCCTTTAGAAACCCGTCCTTATGAGAAATCAGAGGCTTTGGTAGGAAATAACAAAATTATATATACATATAAAGCTGCTAAACGTCCTACTTATGACACTGTAATTATAGGCGACACTGTAGGTAATGTAGGTGCTATTAATGTAGCAGATGAAACTACTTATGCTTTAAAAATTGCATTTTTTGGAAAAGATTTTGATGAAGCTTACTCAGGTTCTCACCCTAACTCATTAACTCCAAGCTATACTTCTAAGGATTATACTGGAATAGGTGGATATACTGCTGCTGAATCTACAGATGATATTATCCAAAATTTAGCTTATATTGTAAATAAAAATTCAAAAGTATTATCTTTTACAAAAGGATTCCAAGCTAAAAAACCAATTATAGCATTTGCTGTAGATGTAGCTGGAACTCAAGGAGTAGATCCTGTCACAGCTACTGTAGGGACAGCTATTCCTGTTGTGAATACTAATTCTGGATTGAAAAGTATTATCTTAACTCAAGAGATTAAAAGCTCTTTTGCTTCTTCAGGTATTCCTTCTGGTGCAAAAATTATCCCTATTGACTTAGCTTTTGCAGGAGTAGCTGCTCCAGGAACTTCTTTGTTGGATCCTAATGGAGTTGCGTATTCTCCAGCTGTCTTATCTGGACAAGCTAGCGCATTAATTTTAATGGCTTTAGATAGAGATGTTGTTTTTGAAGATAGAACAAAACAAGTAAAAGCTAGAATTGATGTTGGATTACTTAGTGGATTTAATTTTAACACTGTTAAAAACGCTAAAATTCAAAAAGCTTTTGAAGGTGAGGGTTTGTCTAATCAATGGAAAATGATCTATAAAGATACTGCAGGACAAAGAAAATATTCTGCTTATCGAGGATTTGAAGAAATGAAAACTGAATATCCTGTTCCTATTGTAGATGGTATTTACTATGATGCTGCTATTATCGAACATTATCATGCAGACTTGATAGGTACAGATGCTATAGTTAAACCCTTCAAAGCTATTATCTTAATTCCTAATGTGGATTCTAGTGGTACACTTACTCCAGATGCTGGTGCAGTTGCTTTAGTAACTACTATCATCTTACCTTGGATTAATTCTACTGATAGTCCTATTGTTAGTATATTAGGTTAATAAAATCAAATAAGACTCTCTTGAAATATAGAGAGTCTTATTTCTATCTTAAAATATAAAAATGAAATTAGTAACTACAGAGCAAATTCAAGTTGTTAGGATTTCAAAGGACAAGGAGGTTCTAAGAAATCTTTCTAATATGATTGACCTTAAAGATTATTTTGCAAAAATTAAATATAGAAAAGATAATAGTCTTTCTATCTCTACTTTACCTGATTATTATATACTAAAGAATCAATTTAGTATTCCAGATTATCAAGTAACTTTTTCAAATAAATCAATAAGGATTTCTATTAGATCTTACATAAATCTTTTAAAACTCAACTACTCAATAAAACCAATTCATATCTCTAAGAATATCGTTCTTAATAAGTTAAAAAAACTAGATAATTTAAACATTGGTTTTGTTCCTTCAAAGAACACAATTAATTTAAAAGATTATATCTACAATATTATATAATGCCAAATTATCCTAAA